GATATAAAGTGCTGTTAGTTCCTAAATTTAATTCTGTAAAAGCTAATCTAGCATCATTGCCTATATCTCTATTAGCTTCAAAAGTTTGCACAAGAGATGGGATATCATTAATCATATTTTGTAAATCTGGAGCTGGTATTTTACCAGTATAAGCATCTGTATATAATTTAGTTAAATCAGTTCGTAATACACCAAAATCAAATTCATTATTATCTCCTAAAAGAGCTTGAGATAATAAATAATTTTCTTTTTCAGCTACTTGATTATTTAATTGTGTAAAAATATTTTTATCTATTTGTTTTTCAATTCTAAAAATACTTTTTTGTACTTCTCCTAAAGCATTATTAGTAAATAAAGTTTTACTAGCATCATTAGTAGCTTGTAATTGATATTTAGAAATTAAAGCATTAGATTTTTCTTTATAATAAGCATTAGCTGCTTCTTTATTTACTCCTAAAACTTTATCATTATTAATGTAATCATTAACTTCTTGTATTTCTCTAATGTAATCATTTTCTAATCTTAATGCTTCAGCTCTGTTTTGTGTATCGTTTTCTTGCACAGCTTTCTTAACTACATAATCAGTTATAGGTGAAATAGCATTAGCAACAGTTTGTGATAAAGGAATTTGTAAATTAGATTTAACACTTCCAACTTCTGCTGTAGGTCTTGCTTCAGATGTGAATGTAGGAATTTTAGGCATTAATTATCTGCTCCCGGTAATGGACTAGGATACTTGCTTCTATCTCCAAAAGGAGATTTAGGTGTTCTACTAAAAATAGATTTGTTTTCCAAACTACTCATGCTTAATAAATTTGCACTTGTTTTTGCAATAGTTCTAATTTGTGATAAACGTGCAGCATTTCTAGCGACTTGTCCTTCTATTTTTGCAAATGTTGCTTCTTCCATTTTTCTAGCAACATTAACATCAGCATTATATCTTGTAATTTTATTTTGCATTACAGCTTCTATTTTATTAGCTTCTTTAATTCTTGCTCCAGAACCACTATCTATTACAACACCAGATTTTGATAAACCAACATCTACTTCTCCTTCTTTTTTTCTAAACTCTAGGTCAAATCTTGCAATGTCAAATGTAGCTTGGTCATTAATTTGTACTGCTTCGTTTTTTAGGACTTCTTCTTTTCTATTTGCTACTTGTTGATTATATTTACCAATAGCACCTTGTTGTTGATATTGTATTACTCCTAATGTTCCTACTACTGCTGCTTTCCAACCCATTAAAATAACCTCGCATACATATATTGATCTGATCCGTCAAATCCCCATTTTCTCATTAAACCTTCTCTTTCTAAACCTAGCCATTCTGCAAATCGAATACCTTGTTTAAAATCTTTTCTAATACCTGTTTGTACTCTTTGTATATTATGTTCTTTTGCAACTCTAGCAAAATCTTTTTTAATAGCTCTCGCTGTGGCTAAAGGATATTTCCACATTTCATTTGTAGCAATAACCCAACCTTCAGCAACTTGACCCCAAACCATTTTCATGCCTGCTGAAAATATAGGTGTATTATTTATTAATCCTGTAAAAGCTAAATTTTTTTGTTCTAAATTTTTAGCATCACCTTCTAAAGTTATAAATTCAACATCACTTTCTAAAATTTTATAATTAGCTTGGCAAGAAAAGATAAATCTTCCATGTTCAAAAGTATAAGGAACTATATTTAATTTATTAATCATTGGTTTGTAAATCCGGGTATAGTGATAATATAGTTAAAGGTAAAGGTTGAGTTTGTCTAACAAAAATAAAACCATCAGTATCATAATTACCTCTAAACTCTACAGTTTTATCTCCTGTAAAAACAGGTATACCTTCATCCATAGGATCAGATGATGTTCTAAATGGTATTCTTTCCATGTTATCTAAAGACTCTCCAACCTCAACGCCAACAGATTCATATAATCTAATTGTAATTTCGTATATTCTTTTTGTTTTAGCTTGTGATGTTCCATTCTGTGAACCAGCATCAAGTCTCATTGTTTGTAATATTGATTTGTAAGCTAAACCTATTTTTACATTAGTTGCTGAACGATCTAATGTAACTGAACCACTTGATACTGTTTTATCAGGATGTGTTGCACCATCTGCTAATATAGAAACTGTTTGTCCTTCAAGGTGATCTAAACCTGACATAGTTGTAGCAGCTGCACCACTATAAGCTAAAGCACTATCTAAAAAATTAAATGTTGTATTGTCTGTTGTTGTAAAATTAAAATTATTAATATACTCTACAAATCTTCTTGTAAAACCATTAATTGTTCTTTTAACAATAACCCATGTTTGATATTCTGAATCATCAGTTGGAATAACAGCAACGCTTTCACATACTGCTTTACCTTCGTCAGTTTTTGCTAATCTAACATCGTCATCTAAAGATTTAACAGTTAAAAATCCTGTAGACAATGGCGATGTTTCTGTAATTGTAACTACATTACTACTAACTGTTGCTGTAAAATCAGAGTCAGCATTTATTAATGTTTGTAAATTTGTTGCTGTTTGGTTGTTACTAGATGTAGTATGAAATTTACCAGTTGTAGAAGATGTAGCGGATGTAAAAGTTGTAGTTGTGCCATCTGCTTTTGTAAAAACTATTCTTGTTCCATCTGCTATATTTGCATAATCTGTAACTGTAATTGTAGCATTACCAAATCTACCGCCAAAAATATGTCTATGCCAAGCTAAAACTTCTTGTTCTCTTTGATAAGTTAAACCTATAAGTTCACCATCATCTCTAACTCCCCAAATAATTTGATTAGGTTCTTGTTGGTAAGCCATTTGTGTTATTCCGGTTTCAGTAATGTGTTCTGCAAGAATAGTCATGTCAGGTGCAATATAACCATCTACATCAAAGTTATAAGCAAGTTCTCTAATTTTTCTTTTAGCACGTTGTAAAAATAAAGTTACGTTACCTACTGAGATAGCATCTAAATTAGATGAACCATGATTAGATTGTTTTTTAATTAATATATTTGTTGGTGTAATAGCACTATCTGTTCCGCCACCTGATACTGAAAATTCACCACCTGCTGTTCCAATAACCAGAGTTCTAGTTGCTGTCATAAATCTAATGGCATTAACTTGATTAGATGCAATAGTATAAATAATAGCATCACTATCAGCTACTGTACCACCAATGTTTGCATCCATGTTTTCATAATCTCCTGATTTAGAAAAGAATACAGCTTGAGGTTGGTTTGTTGTTCCGGCAAATACTAATCTTTGTTCAAAGAAAGTAACGCAAGAAGGATGTCCTGTAGTATCTGAAAAAGCTCCTAGTTGCCAATTAGCTGTAGCCGTTGAAGCACTTAAAGTTGAAAGAATTGAAATAGTTGCGTTTGTTGTATCAGTAACTCCAGTTATCTTTGCATAACCACCATGAAGATAAACAAATCTTCCAACATCTGTAGAAAGAAAACCAGAACCACTATTAATACCAGCAACAGCAGAAGCTGCCAATGATACACCAGTTCCTATTGCTGTAGCTCCAGGATTTAAAGTTGTATCTGTTATGTTAGCATCTTGCATTGGTCCTTTAGTAAAATCAACATCAGTTAATGTCCAAGAAGTATGACCAGTACGAGATAATTTTTCTACTTCGTGTGAAGGGTGCGTAATATACATGACATCTGCTGACTGAGCAAATTTAACATCAAAAAGCTGTGCAGTTGTATAAGGTGTTGCAATTTCATAAACTTTATTAGCTACTCCAGCAGAGCTGTAAGCAGTATAGCTTGTACTATTTATATTTGTTCCATCTTTATCTGTTAATTGAAAAGTATTAGTTGTTACACCTGCAACTAAAAATCTTTTACCATTGACTTCTGTCATGCCTGAAACACTACTAATTAAAACTTCATCTCCATTTGAATAACCATGTGAACTAGAAGTAACAACAGCAGGGTTAGCTTGTGTTATGCCGGTAATAGTTTTATCACCTTCTAAAACAGCACCATTGTCTTTATAAAATCTAATTTTAAGATTAGAAAACTCAAGTATATAAGTTTGAGTTGTAGAAAATTCAAAAGGAATTAATCTTGTTTTATTATCGCTATCTAAAACTTCAGCTACAAAAGTAGAACCCGATCTTCTTGCTGCGGAGCCATGTGGATATACAATAAAGTTTTCTAATTTTTTACATCCTGAAGCATATTTACTTAGATCATTTCTGCCATCTAAACGTGGTGAAAGTTCTCCACCTGTAAAGTTGGTTAGTTGTGCTGCAACTCGTGCCATATTTAATACCTTGAGTTAATAAAGGTACTAGCTTCTATTTCATCTGTCATACCAAGGTCAGGAGAATTGTTTTGACCTTCAGTTGCATCTACAAATCTAGCATCCCTTAATTTATCTTGAAACAACTCATACATATTTTGAGCTACAGGATTAGATGATGTAATTCCATAGGCAATATCTGATCCTAATGCTGCAGATAAAGTTTCTCTTAATAGTTCATCATATTCATTAGGGTCTGTAATTCTTGCTATATATAAAATTTTCATAGAAGAAGCGTTACTTAATATTTTTCTTCCTTCTACCTTATGATCTAAATCATAATCTAATATTCTTAATAATCTTAAACAATCTGCGGGTAAAGTATATTGTTTTGTAAAACCCCAAGCAGGTGTATCTGTATCTGCTGCAAGTTCTACTCTTTTCTGTAAGCAGTTCCAAGGATGTGTTCTAAATAATGAATCTCTAACTTGAGTGTATCTAGCATTGCAAAGTCTTGCGTTTTTAGAATCTTCTGTCAATGAAAGTATTGTAGTAGCTCCTAATTGATTTAATGCTCCGTTACAAATGTCCACTACTGATGCCATATATAAAATTCCTTTTTTTAGTAGAGTAGATAGGTAAGTTCCACTCTCGCTTTCCTTACCTACCTACATAATATTTTATAATCTAAATTCTTTTTAAAAGAAAGGGGATTTCTCCCCTTTCTTAATTATTTATTAATTAACTATGTAATTAATGTTCCAGTTTAATGAACCAGCAGTACCACCAGTTGCGTCAAAAGTAATCGCAATATAGTAATATCCACCAGGGTCTGTACTATCACCAGCTAATTCCCAAAGTTTTTGAGAACCAGTGTTCAAGTCAGCAGCTTCAAAACGAACATCTGTCATTCCAGCAGCATCAGCTACTGAAGTTGCAAATGCATCTTCGTCTTTAACTGTTCCATCAGTTTTGTATATACCGACATTGAATGTACACGAACCACCGAATGTATCTGAGCCAATAAATAATTGTGCCACAGCTGCATTACTAGGAATAGGTGCTAACATAACAATGTCATTGTCTGTACTATCGCCAGCAGCAAGTTCTACCGATCCATGTGCAGTTCTAACAACGCCAGCTAATTCAGCAGCATTATTAGCAACTTGTGGAGTCGCTTCGAAATTTGATACTAGGTCTGTATTTTTAGTTGTCATAATCTATTTCCTCCTATTATGATTCTGTACATTGTACTTCAACAACTTTAGCTTCTTCCATTCTAGTAGCACCAATGCTCATGCAGTAGTACACTTGAGTAGCGTAAGATTTGTCGCTTCTTTCGTCTATACGAGCATTGATGTCTTTACCAATACCTAAAGCGATTCCGTCTTGTGCGAAAGCTATACATGATCTAGTTGTGCTAGATAAT